GATCCGGTGAGTGAGATGAATACTTATCTCTGGAATACCGGAAACGAAGATGACAAAGCACTTGCACGGGAACGTAAACGCAAGTTGAGTTATGTCAGTAACATCTACGTTGTTTCTGATCCGGCAAATCCCGAAAACGAAGGTAAGGTCTTTCTGTACGAATACGGAAAGAAGATCTTCGACAAACTGATGGACGTTATGCAACCCCAATTCGAAGACGAAGATCCGATGAATCCCTTCGACTTCTGGGAAGGTGCAAACTTCAAACTGAAGATGCGTAATGTCGATGGTTATCGTAACTATGATAAGTCTGAATTCGAATCGGTATCCGCCCTGTTGGATGGTGATGATGAAAAACTCGAAGAGGTCTACAACAAACTGTACGATCTGGGCGAATACACCGATCCGAAAAACTTCAAGTCCTACGAGGATCTGAGCCGACGACTGTTCGATGTTCTTGGTGATGATGTCGTCGGAGTTCGGAAATTGGAAGTCGATGAACCTGTGAAAGAATCACGTTCCGCTCCCTCCAAGGAAAAAGAAGTAGACGTACCGGACGTTCCGGTGTCCTCTAAATCAGAGGACAAACTCTTCGAAGATGACGACGAAGAGATGCAAAGTTTCTTTGAGAAACTTGCCGCTGAAGACTAATTAGTGGTGTTTTTAGTCGAAGCAAACCACGGGGACTCCTTCGGGAGTCCCCTCTTTTATTAGAATCGGTTCACATAAACCACATTCTGTGTCGTTTCGTCGATGTGGTTCATCTGACTGTAGTTGGTCACGCTGGTATTTCCACCGGATTGTGCGGGAGCCTGTCTACCCATACCACCAGCAATAATCACCGAAGCGTTTCGATTCGCTTCCATCGCCATCTTGTTATCCATAGAACCTTGGGATATCTCTTCTCCCGTAACTTTACTTACGAGTTTGTCGGCAATCTCAATAGTTGCTTCCCCAGCTTTTACTGCAAGGTTTTTGACCTTTTCTAACATGGATTCGTCTAAAGATTCCAGTGCTTCGTTGAGCATATTGATTGCCATTGCCAGACCGCCCACTTGAGTAGACAGAATGTCAAATGATCCCTTCTCGGCAGCCGTATTGATTGCGAGTGCCATCTTATAAATGGAACCCACACCCGCACCGAGACCTTCCATCTCTTCTGCAAGTTTTCTCAATGGTTTCAACGGATCTTTGGTAAACACGCCATCCTTGAACGTGGATATGAATGATTTCAGTTCTTCTGCCGCTCCGGTCATTGTACCCGGCGTGAAGTTTTTGATGCCCCCCGCAAGTTTTTCGATTGCGTCTGCTGCCTCTGTTAGTCTTGGAGCCATATTTGAGAACTTCTCAATTTGTTTGATTGGACCTCCTCCAAGGATATTCGAGAACAGGTTTGCAACTGCACCACCAAGATTAGATGCAGAGAACAATAATAGGGCGGCAGAAATTGCGGTAAGACCACCAGCTGTATCAGTTAGGGATTTACCATTGACAGATGCCAATCTTTCAATAGATGAGACCATCGTATCGAATGTGTTTCCTAATGTTTCTAAAACTGTTGCAAATCCCCCAGCGACAGCGTCAATGATCACCGCAATACCTTCAGCGAAGGGTAGAGCAGCTTGAGAAAATAGTTTCATTGCATATGCAAATGGGACGAGTGCAACCCCAAGAGCGCCTATCGCCAATGCACCCAAAAGAATAGCGGGGACTACAGGTCCGAGGAGTCCCGCAACCAAGGCGAACCCGGCAAGCACCGCACTACCAATTGCAACGTTCTTCCAGTTGATTTCAGCGAACTGTTGGAATGCTTTTCCAGCAATGAAAATAGCGCCTGCAACGGCAACAATCGCAACTGCCCCAAGAAGAATTTTTGGTCCTGCTTTTGCCAAGAATGAGGTGACAATAGACAGAACACCTAAAGCGGCTATACCAATACCGACTGATTTCCAATTGACCTCTTCGAAGTTCTGAAGTGCTTTACCAGTTACTCCGAGTGCGATACCAAGGGCAGCAAGTACCGCTGTTCCGATGAGGAGTTTTGGATCGGATAGTTTTTTGAGACCTTTTGCAAGACCCTTGAAGAAACCAGAGAAGAACGCACCAGCGCCTTTGCCTGCACCTTTACCAAGACCGCCCAAGAGTTTTCCGAATAATCCGCCTCCCGATTTCTTTTCCTTTCCAGCGCCCGAATCCTCTTCGGTGTTTTCGGCAGTTATTTCGAGGAAGTTCAACATATCCTCAAAGATTTGTTTTTCCTCCTTTTGGTTTTCCAATGCAGCTAAATCATTACCTCCTGCTGATCCGCCCATGGCATAGGGTGGGGGACCAACAATCGCTCCGCCCAGTTCCAAAGAAATTTTGTTCAACAACTTTGTCGGATCAATCTTTTTGGATGTATCAACCAGTTCACTCAAAACCAAATCATTTTCGATAATGATATCACCCACAGACTTGACTCCCTTTCCAATGTTGGTGAGGAGTTGATGTCTCAATTTTGCATAACGAAGTTTGAAGAGAATACCTTCTTCCGGACTCGAACCAAGGATGGTTCCGACTGTCATATCATTTTCTACTGCAATAGGTTTTGATTTGAAGAAACTGGAAGTACCCTTCAACAATCCGGACATCAATTTCTGTTTGAGACTGTTGTATCTAAATCTAAACAGTTTTGAATTCTTCGGCGATTCACCTATAATGTCGCCTACACTCATGTTTTCTTCTATCGCAATTGGTTTTGCCCTGAACAGACCCCCAGCTCCCTTCAACAATCCGGACATCAATTTCTGTTTAAGAGATCGATACCGCAATCGGAACAACAGAGTGTCTTTTCGAGGTTCACCAAGAATTGCTGTGATCGCTTCATTCGGATCTACACTCTCGAACTCTCTTGGCAGAGCTCTTCTGATTAGACGTATGACCTTTTTCTTGGCAGACATCAACAACATTCTGAAACGTAGAGAACTGGTTGCATCAGCACCAGCCGGGTCAATCACTTCACCCACACTGAAGTCTTTGATCTTGACGTTACGAGACGGCAAAGCAGACTTTGCGAGTTTGATTGCTTTGGTTTGGAGTTTACTGAATCTCTTCGTTACCGATTCGGTCTGTTCGGTTGATCCAAGAATTTCAGACAGACGTACATCTTTTAATCGAATGAACCTATCGGGAATAGCTTTCTTTACACCCTCAAGTGCCTTTTCAACCAGTTCATTGTATTCTTTCTTTACCTTTTCGTTCTTTTCGCCAGCCAATAATGATTCAAGATCAATAGTAGATGTTCTACGAATCTCTTTCTTTTGTGCTTGTCTGATAGCTAAGATGTCTTCTACGTCTGCCATTCTCTACCTATAAAAAGTCTTGTAAACCCGAAAGTTGTACCTTGATACTTTCACTGCATTCCGGGCATTTGTGTTCCTTTTCATAATATAAAGATGGTTGGGATTCGATGAATTTTTCGATCTCGTCGATGATCTTGATATCAAAACGATTGATGAACTCCATGAGTTCTTCTCTATCAAATTCTTCAGCTTTGGAAGTTTCTTCTTTGGTGTATACCGAATCGATGTACGCCAAAATGATCTGTCCAAGGTCTTCGAGGTCATCAAAAATCTCTTTGCTCTTGGCGAAGTTGATGTACTTTAAGACGATACCTACATCATCATTGATATCAATTTTTTGAGTCGGTTCCCCTTCCGGATTATTTGTAAGTTTCGCTTTGGAAAGATCCACCAAGACTTCTACACCCCTATCGCACTTTTCACATTTTACAATAATGGATTCTTCCTTCCCCGAACTTTTGATTTTGATTTCATTCAAGAGATGTTCGACATCGTATGTAAATAATTCTTCCACATTCAGTTTGTCAAAGGTACAACCCTTTATGACATTAAGAACAGATTCAATAAAAGTATTGTAATCTTCTGATACTTCCATTGTCTTAAAGTGTTTTTCATCTTTGATCGTCAAACCACGAAATTCAATGGTCTCTCCAGTAGAGGGAACCTTTGTTTTGAATACATCATTTTCTATTTTTGGTAGTTTCATCATAATTATTTATCAACCTTTGAAGATTTTTGACTGACTTTGAATGCGTTGATTTTCCTTTTGTATGTGTTCATTCAACATCAGAACATATATTTCCCTTTCCCAAGGAACCATGTAATCCAAATCACTCAAATTATAATTGTGGTGTTGCATCAATGCAAAATTAGTTTTGTAGTGATTGGATATGCTATCGTGGGAAAGGGCTATTCGAAAAAATCTTGCATTCCCTCCAAGGTGAAGGTGTTTTTGTGCTGACAAGAATGACAAACAAAATTGCCTTTATACACAACCTTTGGTTGACTTGAAATAAATTTTTCGATCATCATTAGTTGTTTGTGAGACAGAGAATCCACAAACTGTTCTAATTCAGATGTAGAACAATCCTTTGCGTAATACACATTGGCATCATCATAAATGCTTTCGATGTACAACGAAACGATCTTGGTGAAATCTTCTGTCTTGTTTGACAGACCTTTAAGTTCTTTTACGGGAATGGATCGAAGAGTAATACCAACAGAATCGTCCAATTGGATTTTGTCTTCAATTGATTCATCGGATCTTTGTATTTCGAGTTTTTCAAGATCCACTTGAACTTGGTTGAAAGATTCACACTGACTGCATTTCGACTGGAGGTCTACAATTTCTCCAACACTTTTTGATCTTAATTGAAGAAACAGATATTCCAAATCGTATGTAGCTAAACTATCGACATCAACTTGATCGAATGTGCAAGACTTGATTATGTCTTTTATTGCTGTGAGTGCCTGATCTGGATCTTCAGACTCCTGTGCAATCATTAGGATCTTTTCCTCTTTTACGAGGAATGGTCTGTACTCAATAGTTTTACCCGTTGATGGGATTTTGGTTTTGTATTTGGATGTTTCTAATATAGGTAATGGCATGATATAATCACTTGGGTTATAATGTTATGTTGTTTTGTTATTTATTCAAAAAGTTAAGTATTTGTTGTACGCAAATGTCACGTCAAATTTTGAAATCGTGTCGGGTGATGCGTTTCCAAGAGCAATGGAATTGACTGTAATTGGGTATGCACCATAAAGAATACAAGTATATACCGCTTTATTTTTCTCGTCCAATTGTCGGATTGTCACATCCCTTTCGTAGTCATCCACATAGTTCAGAAGATAATCGGGACGTATAACGAAATTTTGCCAAAGATCAAACATCTTCTTTATTCGATAGTTGGTGGGAAGATTAAAAGAACACGTCACGTCTTCAAGAATATATCCATTTGGAACCTTCACTTCATTTTCGGTGAGGTTCAAAGGATACTCAAACGAACTGATTTGTTTGCCGGGAATGGACACAGATTCGCACAAAATTGTAACATCATTTACTCCATCGAAATTTTGCAGTCCAAGAGCAGGAGGCGTGAAGTTGATATCGAAACGATTCGCCTTGGCGAAACCACCCGAAGCAGATACTAAACTTTTGATTGCGTTGATACTCATTGTTGTTTTACCTTGACATTTTTTTGCTGTCCATCCAAACTTCTGAAGTAGATGCCTTTTTGAATTTTTGTGTTGGCAAAAATAGTGCAACTTCCCAAAACTCCGGAGGAATCTCTACGATATTAGATTTTACCTTTTCCGGTAGATATTGTTTGAATGTTGGTTTGTATCTCTTGAGTCTACTTGCTGCCTTCAAGGTTTGATAGTTCATACGAAGACGGGTATTTTCTGTCAGTCTCCCCTTGGTGGTCGAAAAATTCTTTTCGAGTTGGGAGAAAAACAATGCTCTTTCGTTTGGGCGAAGGTAGTGCATATTCAGACCATAAAACCCCTTACCTTGTCTTGGAGTGTCTGCAAGTATGATCAATGGGAAGATGTCATAATAAGGAAGAGTCTTCTTGTATTTCGGGTCATACTTGAATGTGTACATTCGACCTATCTTCGGAGTCGCAACTTTTTTGGTTTCTTTGTCACGAAAAACCTGTTTCGCTCTTCCTTTCAATTCGCCCGAAAAGAGAAGATCGATATACCAGTCTCTGCTTCTTTTTGTGAGGGGTTTTATACCCTCCTGTCTTAAAAGTTCTGTGTACTTATCAAGTATAGATTTTGCCATATATCTATTTATCCTTGGTCAATAACTTAATCCCCAAGGATTTCAGTGTTTTTTCTGTCCAGATTTGAAAGTGCCAGTTACGATCTTCACAGAATTTCGTTGCGGATTCCCACTTCGAAACGTTCTTTGCATAAGTCATGGTCTCTTTCAATAGTTTCTTTTGGTGCTGACCTTTTCGTTTCTTGGGAGGTTTGGTTTGAACTTCGGGTTTGATCTCAATACAATAGACTTTCCCATTGTCGAACCGAATCTGAAGATCCACAAAGTAACGATGTACTCTTCCGTCTGTTGCACATCGATATGGGATCACTACCTCTTCACTATTCCACCAAACGATCTTGGGATTGTCATCACACCATCGGAATGCCTGCCTCTCCCACAAGGATCGATAGGTCACCTTTGTTGGATCACCTTTATACTTTGAGAGGTTTTTTATTTTGTATTTGCCCTTATAGGTCATATAAATACTATTTAGTAACCAGACTCAATCAAACATATGGCGTTAGTTTTTCCTCAAAATTTACAATCTATTGTCGGGCTCGGAAGACCATTTGTCAGTTTTACAAATTACAAAGATGGTCTGGACATCTTCCTCCCCATCCCCCAAGGAATTTCCTTTGAAGATGGAGGTACATACAGTACAGTGGATATGGGGGCGATTGGCGGAGCGATACAAAATGCCGTCAACCAAGGCGGTATCGGCAATCTTGACCCCAAAAAGGTAGCGGCAGAAGCTCTCGAAATGGCGGCTAGGACGGGGGTTGGGAAGTTTGCGGGTAGTGAGTACGAGGAAAAAATTGCAGTTGCAACAAAAAGAGTTGTCAACCCAAACACCAATACGTCCTTTTCGGGCAACACCATAAGAAGTTTTCAGTTTCAGTTCACCTTGGTCGGGAGAACACAACAAGATACAAAGATCATTAGGGATATACATAATGGTTTTCGCAAATCAGTCTATCCAGAAACAACTGATGATCAAGCAAATTTGTATTTGGATTACCCCGCCTTATGGAAAATTAAATTTCATAAGAAGGGAAAGAGAGGCACAAACGAATACATTCCAAAGATCCACGAATGTTATTTGACTGCCCTGTCAACCAACTTCAACCCATCTGCAAATATGTATCGAACAGATGGTTCTCCTGTTGAGATTCAGTTTTCCCTAACCTTCCAAGAATCCAGAGTATTGAACAGACTTGACATCGAAGAGTATAAGGCAGGATAGTAATACATGAGTAACTTCACATGGTTTTATGATTTTCCCAAAGTGGATTTGTTGTTTGAGAATAACAACAAAAACAAATTGTCTTATCCAGACATCTATCGTTTTGTAGATGTCACCGAGGCGGATCTGATTAGTTATGATAATTATGATTGGTATGAGATTGAAGATGGAGAAAGACCCGATCACGTTTCATACAAACTTTATGGTACACCCGACTTCTACTGGACTTTCTTTATTGTCAATGAAAGACTGAAGAATGGATATGGAGAATGGTATCGATCTCAATCTGCCCTCGATAAATTCGTCGAAGAGAAATATGATAATTACGGAGTGTGTACTATCGCACCCGATTTGTTTGTAACCCAAACTGAATTGGATGGTGACAAAAATGTAGATTTGTTGGATGGCAATTCGGTTGCTGATCTTTTTGAACTTGCATATGATATCGATCTATTAGATACCATCGATGTTTTTCTGATGATCAAAGCATTCCAAGGATTGGATGTATCCTATCCAAATTTAAGAGTTAAAAGAACGGCATCCAATCAGTCCGAAACCAAATTCGCCAAGATAAAATATTGGGATGAATCTCGTTATCAACTTTACTTCGATACCTTGGAGGTCGAAGATCCATTTTTCTTTGATGACATTCCCGAAAACGTTACGGATCATAACCAGATCGAAGTTTTTCTGATCAATCCATACGAACAATATGCCGATTCTACAAATCCTGCCGAAAAGGCATTGTATGATGCCGAAGAAGCAAATAATCTGAATTGGTTGAAGACTTCTGGACTGTCTTGGTACAATTCTTTTTATCCAGGCGGATCGGATCTAACCGATGCCGAAATACAAACCGAAATCGAATCCAAACTGAAATTTCAAGTAAGAAACTTTTATGAAAGGGGATCTCTTGCTCCCGAACATTATGTCAGTCCTCTAACGGGCGAAAGACTCTGTAATACATACTGTACATATAAATCCGAAAACGCATCGGTTCCTATTCCATACTTTGAGTACGAGAGAAATCTGAACGAAGAAAAACGATTCATTCGTGTGATTCAACCAAGTAAAATTTTCCGGTTTGTCGAAAATTACAAAGAAGTTTTGAGAGCATCCGGAAGATTGGCGGTGTAATACTATGGCGATTTTGAAAGACACAACTGCTGATGGCGTTGCCAAATTACCAACAGCATTTAAGATTAAAGAAATAACGATCACCAATAAGATCGGAGAAGCGATTGATATTCAACCTTCGGTGGTCGAATTGCGTTTGACCGAAAGTCTGTTTTCACCCACTGTGATCTGTAACATCTCTGTATATGATGAAAGTAATATGATAGAGATCATGCCTTTCTATGGTCTGGAAACAATCAAAGTTGTTCTGTCTCGTAAGGAAGGTGAAGGTGGTGCTGAACAAATCATCGAAAAACTTTTTTATCTGACTCAATATCCTTTGTATGGGCGGGGACGCAATCCTCACACTCAAATGTACGAACTGGTTGGAGTGTCTTTTCATGCGTGGAAAAACCCCATGTTGAAAATGTCTCGTTACTACTCTGGTTTGATCAAAGATCAGATTGTGAAGATCGGAAAAGATTCATTTGGACTGAAGATTAAAACAGAAGGCATAACACTTCAAAGGGGTAAAGGAATCATCAACATTCAATCGCCCCTCCAAGCAATTGATTGGTTCCGTCGAAGATTGTATACTGACAAGGGATCTCCTTTCTATTTCTTTGAGACCATTCAAGATTTAGATAAGGAAGTTAGTTTGATCAGCCATGATATGTTTACGATCAAACCACCATATCGAAAATATTTTGGAGGTCGGGATCTGAACGTTGAAGAGGGTGGAACAAAGGAAGATTACGACAAACGAAAAGTCAGAATCATTGATATTTCATCTGAACTCAAGTTGTCGAAATTCACCGAAGCGCCAAAGGGTGCATACTCATCCGAAACAAATTATTTGGATATTGCAAAAAGAAGATTTTCGAAGAAGTTCTACAACTACAAAAAAGACTTTCCAAGGGTTGATACCATCTATCAAACAGATATTCTGATGCCACCCAAAAGTTTCGTGCCGGGCGGTGAAGGAGGAGGCGGTGGCGGTGGAGGCGCACCAAATCCAAATCTAAACATGGAGAATCTCGAAGAGTTGTTCTATACATACCAAGAACATATGTCTTTGAATAGTGAGTCGTTCTTTGGAACACCAGAACTCCAAAATTATGGGGAGTGGACAAAAGAAAAAACAAATATCATCAATGCCTGGTCCGGCGTTTTCAATACTCTTTCACATCAAGTGACAGTGACTGGAGATTTCCAATTGAACCCCGGCAAGATTGTTGAACTGATGATTCCCAAAGCGCAAGATCCTCAAATATCTGGAGTGGGTCAGTTGTGGGATGAGAATGTGAGTGGTAAATACTTGGTGACATCGGCGGTACACACGTTCAAGAACAATGAGTATTATACTAACTTCCGAGTTAAAAGAGATTCCTTTGTGGTATAAGTAATAGTATGAGTAATGTAGATAATATAAAATCGAAAGATGATTACATGAATGCGAACCTGTTTCATTGGTTCACTGGTGTAGTCGAAGATGTGAATGATCCGGAACAGAGGGGTCGTTATAGAGTCAGATGTTTTGGTTATCACACGGAACGAAAAGATTATATTCCCACCACGACCCTTCCTTGGGCTCATGTTCTGATGCCCGTTACTGGTGCGTCTCAATCTGGTGTTGGTCAATCTGCAACTGGTTTGTTGAGGGGTTCATGGGTCGTAGGTTTCTTTCGAGATGGTCCAACTGCACAAGACCCGTTGATCATGGGTACGATTCCTGCTGTTACTCCCGCACCCGATTATAATTATGGTTTTACTGATCCGACCCAACAATATCCGTATCCGGATAAGATTGGAGATCAAGATATTCCCGAAGAGGCGATCAGTAAGGATGAGAAATACAAGACATCTTATTCTTATCTAAAGAAGACCGAACATCGCATAAAATATCCTACAGTCCCTGTTGCATTTGGAGCGCCTTGGTTCCTTCCTCCCGTCGATACGATTGTCAAACCAGAATATCCAAAGAACCATGTAAGAGCATACGAAAGAAAAATGCCGGTGACGGACGTGGTTGACCTCCCTGCCCCCGTAACTGGTATTCTCGAAGGCGACAAACCAACGACTTTTGATGGAGAAAAACCTCTTATCACCACTCCGCCTCTCCCCGATGAACTGAAAAGACACGTCGAAGAGATCGATGCAACACCCGATTGGGAAAGAATGTCTTGGATTCATGCTTCGGGAACCTATAAGGAATGGACGCCTCTTGGAGATGAAACAGTTGTGATTGAAGGCGACGAGTATCGTATTGTCGCTAAGAATCAACACATCAATGTTAAGGGCGACTGTACGATTACAGTTGAGGGGAACTGTCACACAATGGTTCTTGGTAACGAATTCAAACACGTTCTTGGCAATAAGGTTGAGTTAATCAATGGTCAATATGTTCAGACTGTTCTTGGTAATACCATGAAGATCATCGCAATGAATGAATTGAGACTGACGGGTGTTGCAAGAGGGAAAGCGATTGGGTTGGTTCAAGGAGAGGCGATTGGTGGAAACGATTACTCCTTCACCTCTTTGAACAAAATGAATATGGTGGGAGTGAACGATACCGATCTTTCATTGGGAACTCGAAATGTAACAACCGCTCTTCTCAATACACGAATCAGTGGTCCGGTTTCAGAATTCCATGTTCGCAAGGACACAATCAGTATATTCGATATGGATTATAAAGTTCTGTTCGGAAGTTACAAGATATTCGCTACATTTGATATCATTGGCATTGCTGGTAATATCATTGATCTCAAGGCAGGTGTTGTGAACATCACGGGTGCGCCGGTGAACATCGTTCTCTTGAAAGCGCCGGGAGGAACCCTTTAAGGAGATGAAAAATGGCAGATAATTGTGATACCTGTTGTGGTCAACCAACTGAACCAGAGTTGACCCCAATTGAACTGGAACAGAAAGATCCGTTTGATCCAAATTTGTTGACGGGTTCTTTCGAAGGACTTCCGGTTGATAATATCGAGGTCGATGTAGATGACCCATATGGTGTACTGCAAAGTGAGTTGGATCAAGTGGTTGCCGAAACCAATCAAGTGGATCTGTCTTCGGGGACTCTTGCAACAATCCCTTCGATGCAGAAGGGTCTGAATTATGCCTTGCTCAAGACCTTGGGTCTTGGTGACGCTTTGGTTCTGACGGACGAAGAAAAACGAATCATGGATGGTGAAGCATACGAAGAGGACAATGTGGATCAGAAGGAAACCATCATCGGGGCGGGTATGGTTCCTCCGATTGTTGGCGATCCACCTTCCCCTACGGGTGTTCTTACTGAAGCGCCTGAATTTGGTTCGGGTCCATTCGAAAAGACATTGGAAGAACTCTGGAACACTCCATACGATAAAGACACCAAGATGAATATCATTTCGGATACGGGTGCATCCACAACCTTTATCAGTCATGCGGTGGTGGTAGAATCCGATGCGGAGATCATCGGGGATCAAAGAATGTCGGGTTTGCGTGATGCATTGAATCGTTCCAAGGCAACAGAAGGTGCAGTCAAAAAACTCTTTGATCTGTTGGGATATGAATACAATACCAAGATCACTCTATCAGAACTTCTGTTGGATGCAGCCGGTATGAAGAGAAATACTCCGATTGACCCCTTCGTCTTATACGTTCTAAATGCAAATCTTGGAGGTAAGGTGAGTTTCAATACGGCATATATTATGATGACAATGGGTGGTATAGAACCACAAGGTCCAGCAATTGCACTTTAACAGAGAAAAGTCATATAAATAATACTAATGCCAACTCTATCAGACTATAACGAATATGGTGTAAGATCAAAAAAGGTTGCAACTTCTAATCTTTTTGCAGACCTCAATTTGAGTATGCCTGTTCATCCGGTCAAAAAGGACATCACACCTCTGACTGATATTGATGCCGTGAAATCGTCTGTGAAGAATTTGGTTCTGACGAACTTCGGGGAGAAACTTTTTCGCCCAGAGTTTGGTGGTAATGTCACATCTTACCTTTTTGAAAACGTAGACATCTTCACCGCCCTCTCCATTCAAGGAGAGATCGAAAGAGTGTTGAGTAGGTTTGAACCAAGGGTGACAGACGTTACTGTACAAGTTGATGATGATGATGTTGATGATAATGATTATAATGTAACAATTGGATTTAAGATCATAAATAACCCCCAAGAATTTACAGTCGATTTTGCACTCAATCGATTAAGATAAGAAAATGGCAAACATACAACAAGTTACAGATTTAGATTTCGCATCTATCAAGAATAATCTGAAGGACTACTTCAAACGCAGTGGTTCACCCTTCAAGGATTGGGACTTCGAAGGTTCCGGTCTGAACTATCTCTTGGACATCCTCGCATACAACACCCACTACAATGCGGTGAATGCCCACCTTTCCATGAACGAATCGTTTCTGGATTCGGCTCAATTGAGATCCAATGTGGTTTCCCGTGCAAAACTGATTGGATACACACCACGTTCTCGTCGGGGTGCAAGAGGGGTGGTCAGTCTTTCCTTTTCTCGTAATCCAGATTCGACCCAAGATGTTTTGACTCTGCCGAGAAACAGCACCTTTGTTTCGTCTTTCGATGGGGAGACATACACCTTTGCAACAACCGAAGATATTCGTTCCATTTATGATGTGACAAGTGGAACCTTTACTTTCGAAAATGTAAACATTGTACAGGGTACACCAAACGTCCGAACCTTTTTTGTTGACAATACCAAGACATCTCAAAAATTCATGTTGGATGATGAAAACGTAGACACATCCACAATGGAAGTGTTTGTGAGAAATCACCAAGACACTTCAGACTCTCGCACTTTCTTGAACTCCGATAATTTCACAGTGATCGATGGCGACTCTTTGGTATATTTCCTGTCTGAAAACTATGAAGGAAAATATCAGATTGAATTCGGTAATGATATCATTGGTAAACAATTGGACAATTTGAATGTTGTAACGATCCGTTATCTGTCCACAAATGGTCCCGAATCGAATGGTGCAAGAAACTTTTCCTTTGTGAGCGCTCCTGCTGGGTCTGAATTTTCTTCTATTGCAAATGAACTGGTATCTCTCACAGTCGTCGAACCATCCTATGGTGGAGATGAGAGAGAATCCATTGAATCGATCCGACAACTCGCCCCTCTTTCCTATATCGCCCAGAACAGAACAGTTACTGATGTGGACTACGAAGCACTCCTTCGTCAAAACATTCCTGACCTTGGTGCGATTTCAATTTGGGGTGGCGAATATAACGATCCTCCAATCTATGGTAAAGTGTTTATTGCGGCGAATCCAAAGGACTCTCTGTTCCTTTCTGAATTGCAAAAAGAAGAGATTCTGAATTATCTCAATACAGTCAAGATCATGACTGTGACTCCCGAAATCGTTGATCCGGATTACATCTTCCTGTACTTCGATATCTTCTTTAAGTTCAACCCGAACACCACCACCTTTTCTCGAACACAATTAGAGTCATTGGTTCAAGAGACTGTCGAAGATTTCAATACTGAAAACCTTGGAGAGTTTGATAAGGTATTCCGTTATTCCAATTTCCTTACAGAGATTGATAACACAGATGTTTCGATCAGTAACTCGTTTGCAAGAATTTACACATACAAAACATTCAATATTCAAACAGATACCAAGATAGCAAAATCGGTTGACTTCAAATTCAAACTTTTTGGAGAAGTCGATCAAGAAGAACCTTTCCTGTCTTCCACTTCATGGCGTTACAATAACAACGATACATATCTCGAAGACGAACCTATCATTGGTGCGACAAACCAAAGAAGAATTTATGGATATCGTCTGGCAGCTGATGGTAACACTCGAATCAAAATCTTCCCCGATCTTGGAAGACTGAACATCGATACCGGAAAGATTACCCTTGATCCTATTCCTACGACATTTGACACCCAGATTGAAATCAGTGCAATTCCAGACTCTTACGATATCAAAACTGTTCGTAATCAGTTGGTCTCTATTGATACAAACAAGTTGACCATCCTTGGGTCGAAAGACACAACCGGATCGGGTGGATCTTCTGGTACACAAACATACACAACCATTCCAAGATTTAGAGACTAATCGTAATGAATTTGAATGATCTTCATCCCAACGAAAACACCGAAACTTCAAATCTGAACGAACTTCTTCCTCTTCAGATTCGACAGAATTCTCGTACATTCATTGAGTTCATCGAAGATTATTACCGATTCCTCAATCAACAGGAAAACCCATCTTATGTGATTCAGAGAATCATCGATGAACACAATATCGACAAGGTCATTGACGAAAAATATCTGGAACGGATTAAGTTTGAAATTGCAAAGGGTATTCCCCAAAGTCCATATATGCAGAAGGCGTTTCTTCTTAAACGCATCATTGATTATTATGGTATTCGTGGATCAGAAGAATCCGTAAAATATTTCTTTAGAGTTTTCTATAATGATTCTGAAGTTGAAATTTATCATCCTTGGGAACAGGTTCTCATTCCTTCAAGTGGTCGTTGGGTACAGGACACCCAAATAAAAATTGTTCTGTACAAAGGTACAGGCGATCTTCTTTTCGATAAGGTTTTGAATCAGTATGATAAGTATGGAAACCTTATCGCCCAAGCAAGGGTAAAGAGTGTTTTTGAAACTACCTTTCTGAACAAGAAATACTTTGTGGTTGATTTGAGACAGGACACTTTGATCGGTGAGTTCGACTCTACTCGTCCAGTTGAGACCGAAGATAGAACCTGTCTTGGACATACCATCAGAAGTATGAATAAAATTCGGATTGCAAATGGTGGAAGTGGATATGCTGTGGGTGATCAGATTTATCTTCAGAACAAAACAAACAATTCGACATTCAAG